TGGTGGTAGTGCTGGTAGTGGACTACAAGGTGGTCGTGGTGGCGATGGTCAGCAGAATGGATACCCCAACGCTGGTGGCGGCGGTGGAGGTGGAGGTGGATGGTACGGCGGCGGCGGAGGCGGCGGCGGTAACGATAATGGTAACTCCACCCGTGATGCATCTGGTGGTGGCGGTGGATCAGGTTATATTCACTCTACTATCATTTCTGGCGTTACTGGAGTTTCATCTGCCAATCAGGACGATAATCAAGGATCTGGGGGCAATCCAAATTCTAGAATTGTTATTGAGTCTGCAGTTGAAGGACCATTCACCGCGCTAGCAGGTATTCCAGAATATCCAGTTACTATGTCCAATAGACCTGACTATGGTTGGTACACAAGATCTGGTGGCACACAGACCAGACCAACATCAGGTGTACGTCAACTTGTCATCCTTTGGGCAGGTCAGGTCATTTATGATGGAAACAGTTCTATCATATCTAATGGTACAGCAACAATTGGAGCATACAAATACATCCCAGGTACATACAGATCACCTTCTGCTTATGGTTGGGCAGCTAATGGCAGCACTCCTGGAACACAGTCTTCTCCAAATGGAGACATGTGTAACTCCTTCGATATCAGCAGAGAGGGTTGACACGACTCTCTCCATGCTTTATAATGAATCCGTAATCAATTTGATCTAATGGCAAAAGTCAAATCTTTTCTGAAATCTGAATGGCAGCCTGGTCCTCCCAAGAAAACTCGTCAGGGATCGGGAAAGCACACCAAATATGCTTCTACAAGTCGTAATGCTGCTCGTAAGCGCAATCGAGGTCAAGGCAGGGGATAAATAAAAGAAACCCTTGTGAGATGAGTTGTCTAATTACTAACCTACCATCAGTAGAAGTTTGGGTTCGTAAAGAATATCTTACTGATCACCAGTTTGGACATGGTGAGTTTGTCAAAGGCGTTTGGGTGTCGGCTAAGTCGATGCCTGGACGCGCTTTTTATTTTGAGACATATTTACCAGAATATGCCGCAATGTATGACAAACTGCCAATTAGTGCCTTTCTGTCCGAACCTGTAACTCCAGATCCAGACATGAACCTTCCAAATCTTCAATTTTGGAACTGTATGGATTATGGTGTAGTCTCTGTTACCAAACAATTCATTGGTTCAATGGATTTTGAGTGCTACACACGGGATTATGGAATCCAAAAAGGCACTTATGTATGCACTTTGGACAATTATCACCAAGATCCAGACGTGGTTGACTATGCAACAAGCGAAAATCCCGCTGAACACAAGTCACATAACCTAATTGAACTTGAAAATGGTCAATATGCGCTGTATCCAAACAACAGATTACGCATTTTTGATAATAGTTTGACTCCAGAAGACCCCAAAATGCCCGATTTCAAGGTTTCAACCCAATATTACTCGGTTGAAAACGGTTTTGACCGTCTTGGAATGGGTCGCGAGGACGAATATTTCTGGAAAACGGCAAAAGAACGGGATAGCAACCCCGAAAAAAGTTCTGATTCACCAAATCAGGAGTAAAAATGTCACATCCACAGCATTTAGATGGTTCTGTAGACAAAGGCGAGACCTTCATGGAGTCTGGAATGACTCTAATCACTGAAGTTGAGTCAGAAAAGTGGTTGAAAATTCATGAACAGAACAAAAAGCGAGCAGCTGCTCGTCCACCAGAGGATAGACTCTCTAGACCATGTGGTGGACAGGGTGGATTTGATGATTTCGTAGAAAGATGGTCTGAATAGTAAACTAAATAAATATAATCCGACTTTGTATAGTGCCTCATGGCGCAACCTATCATACTGTCAAGATCATTCAAAGACTTAGCATTTAGTTTTGGGAAGCATCCCAAGACTAGTGATGTGCTCATTAAGAAAAATGAGCAAGCGATAAAAGCTGCTGTAAAGCATCTAATTCTTACCACTCCTGGTGAGAGACCCTTTCAACCAAATCTTGGTACAGGAATTAGAAAACTGCTTTTTGAAAACCTAGATTTTGGTACAGCAGCTAGAATCTCTCAAGAGATTTCTAGAACTATCAAAACATATGAGAAGCGAGTTATTTTGAACAGGGTCAGAGTAAACCCTGATCCAGACAATAATCGATTCGATGTTTTTATCGAATTTGAAATTATTGGTCAACCGAACCCTCAAGAAATCGAATTCTACTTAGAGAGCACTAGGTAATAATGGCAAACACTAAACTTACCGAATTAGATTTTGAGAATATCAAATCTTTATTGAAAGATTATCTCAGAAATAATACAGACTTTACCGACTATGATTTTGAAGGTTCTGCCCTTTCAAATATCGTAGATCTTCTTGCATATAACACTCATTACCAATCATTCGTTGCCAATATGGTCGCGAATGAGTCTTTTCTGGATTCTTCCATCCTGAGAGACAATGTTGTTCTACATGCAAAAAATCTTGGTTACCTTCCAAGATCTGCAAAGTCTTCTAGTGCTCTCTTCAATTTCAATGTATTTGCAACTTTTGCTGGTTTGATCGGTAGTGCTCCTGGTTCGATCACAATCAAAGCAGGAACGGTTTTCAATGCAGTCAAAGACAAAGTAACTTACTCTTTGTCAACGCCAGTTGATATTGTTTCTCCAATTGTTTACATCAATCCACAGAGTCCTGGATTGGGAGGAACTTCAGCATTTACTGGAGTAAGACTATATGAAGGTACATACATTTCTACGACATTTGATGTAGATTATTCAAATCTTGACCAAAGGTTCATTATTCCAAATACTGGAATTGACCTTGATACCTTGATTGTAAAAATTCAACCAAATTCGCAGTCAACAGAACAGACTGTATACACAAGAGGGGTAAATATTACCCAAATCACCTCTGAAAGTAAAGTATACTTTGTCCAAGAAATTGAGGATGAAAGATATGAGATTGTTTTTGGTGATGGTGTTATTGGTGAGAAACTTGCTAACGGTTCAAGAATTGTAGTTACATACATTGTTTCGAGTGGAGCAGATGCAAACGGCATTCAGGGCAATAGCAACTTCATCTTCTCTGGAAATGCTGTAAATAATTTGTTAGTAACTCCAAGTTCTCAAACAGTCACTATTGCTAATGCACCTACAACTGAAGGTGGTGCTCAACCAGAAACTATTGACTCAATCAAGTTTCAGGCACCAAGATTTTATGCAACACAAAATAGAGCAGTAACAGTTGCAGACTATGCCACCATTGTTCGATTAGTTTATCCAAATGTAGACGACATTTTTGCTTATGGTGGCGAAGAGGCAAGTCCTCCAGAATATGGAAGAGTGAAGATTGTGGTTAGACCAAAATCTGGTGAAATTTTGTCTGCTAGTACGAAAACATTTATTACTCAAAAACTGAGACAATATAAAGTAGCATCACTTTCTACTGATATTGTTGACCCATCGGTATTGTACCCTGTAGTAAACAGCACAATTTACTATAACGCCCAGACCACTACAAAAACTGCGTCAGAAATCAGAAGTTTGGTAGAAAGTGCAATTGACTTGTATGAAGCATCAACAGCGTTGAACAAATTTGGTGGAAAACTGAAATTCAGTAAATTGGTTGGTGTTATTGATGACGCTGATTCTTCAATCAGCAGAAACGTAACTTCTGTTACGATGAGAAAAGATTTGAAAGCGATTTTGAATACAAAAGCATCATATGAACTTTGTTATGTAAATCCATTCATTGTAGATACTGATGCTCCTGTTATAACTTCGACTGGATTCAAATTACAAGGTTATACTCAAACATTTTTCCTTGAAGATGACTTTTCTGGTGACTATGTAAATAGTAACAGGACAATCAAAAATGTAAGAGCATATTACTTGAACAATTCGATCAAGACATATCTTGGAGATCCAATTGGAACTGTAGATTACTCCAAAGGTGAGATTCTTTTAGGTCAAAAGAATTCTATTGTCATTACAGATACCAGTGAGTCAGGATCTATTGTAAAAGTAACGGCAAGACCTGCCCAACCAGACATTTTTGCCCAAAGAGAAGTTTTTCTGTCACTACAAAAAGGTAACCTTCAGGTATTAGCGGAGTCGTAAACGAATGATCAATATTTCTCAGTTAGTCGATAGTCAGTTACCTGACTTTTTCAGACAGGAGTATCCAGTATTTGTAGATTTCTTCAAGGAATACTACAAATCACAAGAGGTAGATGGTTTTTCTTCTAATATTCTGAGAAAAATCCAAAGTTATCAAGATTCGGACTTTTACAGAGATGGTCTGATCCTTGAGACAACTTTGGGTGCAAATCTTGCATCAAATGACACTGATATTCAACTTGGCATAAATTCAGACTCGGATGGTCAACCAATTTACAAGAGATTCCCAAAAGAGGGTCTTCTTCTGATTGATGATGGAACTAATAGAGAAGTAGTACAATATAAAAGCATCAGTGCAACTGGATTAGTAACTCAAGCAAAAAGAGCATCTTCTGGTAGAGTAAAACTTGGTGATCTTTTGAATGATGGTGAATTTATCACTACAGAAACATCATCATTTGCTTCTGGAGCGAAAGTTACCAATATTTCGCACCTTTTTCTTGCAAATCTTTTCAAAAGTCTAAAGAGTCAGTATTTCTCTGGTATTCCCATTGAAAGACTGAACTCTGATATTTCAGTACCAACAATTCTGAAATATATCAAGGATTTTTACACTTCTAAGGGCACAAGTCCAGCAATTGGATTCTTGTTCAGAAGTGCATTCAATGATGAGAAAGTTCTTGTCAGATATCCAAATGAACAGCTCCTCAAATCTTCAGTATCAACTTGGTCTGAAGATACGATCATTCAAGGATCTCTGATCAAATTTAGTACTGATGTAACTGTAGATGATCTGCCAGGTTTAGTACTAAAACAGATTACTTATGGTTTTGATGA